TGCTTTTTTACAGCTTTCCAAGGTATTGTCAAGCCCGGATGCAGATAGGTCGTAACGCTCTTGTAAGTATGCGTAGGTGGCGGCGTTAGCCTTGGCTGTTGTCGGAGGGCCTTTCAAGGCAGAACGGAAGTAGTAGCCCAGCTGTTTGCGGAAAGCTGAACTTTCTTGATAGTTCCTATCGAACTTCTTTTGAGCTCGATCATCTCCAAAACTTTTCAATATGTCGTCACACATGTTGACAAGTAGCGGGACGTGGGGATTCAGTGCCAAGATACACTTCGCCAAAGCGACCTTGTGCAGTGAGAGCGCGACGTCCTCTTTCGTTGCGTACCCCATAACGGTGGGCGGCAGCTTGGTTGCGCTTAGGAGACGTGAAAATACGCGTCCTGGCAGCATCCCCAAATGCAGCCCCTCATCTGTGGGGTATAACGCCATATTGAGAAATTTGACCGTCTCGGCAGTCTTCTCTTCCAACTTGGAAATCAACCCAATTTGCGTCATTGTTCGTTGCACTGTGTCGATTTTCCAATGTCTTGGTACTCCCATGGTGTTGTCATCTCCCAAGACATGCATACTATAGTGTCCAAGAAGTTCAGTGTCAGAGACGCCACTACTTTCAGACATAGCAAATAGGTGCGAGAAAATGTTGATAAGTGAGTTTCCTAAGCACGTGTCTGCTTGTCCAGATTTCATGGTAGCCATTATCATGCAGCGTATTCCACCAGTTGTCCACCCTCGTGTCTCTCCTGACAATACTTTCCGGATTTTGACGAAATTGTCCCACAAAGCGTCGCCCGGTTGCACGTCCACCTTGTGTTTAAATATCCATAGATAAATGTCCGTCAACAAATCGCAGATCAACTGGTGTTGCGTGGAATCATATTGTGAGAAGTCGTCATCTAATAATCGAAGGTCCTCCGCTACCATGTCTCGGAATGACACGGATAGCTGCTTCGGTGTCAACCCACAGGCAAATACGATCCGCCCAGGGTGTCTGAATACCAGTTCGATTTTTGCATT